AAGTTGTACCAACTCTTTCTCTTATTTGTTGTCTTATATGATTTGCCATTATTGTTGCTCTAAGACTAAAGCAGTTATACCAGTTGCATCAGGTTGAACACCAACTACTTCGTAGGTAACAGCACCTTTAAATTGTGTGCCTGATTTTGTTGTTTGTGCTGCAAAAGCTAATGTATCACCATGACCAGCACTAGATACATCGGAAGTTTTGCAATAAGCAATCGGCTGAGAACCTTCAACATCTACTGATAAACCACCCATTGCTAAAAATTCATCTTCTAAGATTACCTTTATTGTTGCTGGTGATCCACCTGATACAGTATAAGTAGCAGATATTCCATGACCAAAATCTGAATCAAAGTAACCATCTAAATCAGCATCAAATTCTAAAGCCATTATTTAGATTTTCTTTTTGTGACTTTAGGTTTTTCAGAAGTTTCTAAACCAACACTTCTATCTTTTTTTTCTGATTTGGATTCACCGCCTTTAACAGCTTTACCATAACTTTCTAAAACTTTTCCTTCATCTTCAGAAAGTTCAACTACATCACCAGCAGAAACTTTTTTTCCACTTGCAACAGTATCTTTCAAAATTGTGTATTTCATAATTTTCACCTTTTTAGCGAAGGGTGGCGATATGCCACCCTTCATTGTATCTAGTACCAATCTAGTTATTAACTAGCTGCACAGAATGAAACAGCGTGTCTAACTGCAACATCTACTGATTGCAATGCAACAACTCTTACTGTTCCAGCAGTAGCACCAGTTGAAGTGTCTACTACTATATCAAGACCACCAAAGAACCCAATGAGTAAGTCATTGAAGTTACCAAATACATAGTTGTTAGCTGTCAATTGAGCAGATACAACTACTGGATAACCATTAACTTCGTTATCAACAGCTACAAATTGAGCAGTATTGGTTGCTTTCTCTGTAGTTTTCAAAGTTCCATAGTTGGATGGATGAATGATATACGCTAAGTCACCCATTAAAGCATTGTCAACAGCAACAGCAGTTTCAATAGAAACCATTTCAGCAAAAGTTGGTGCAGCAGCACTACTTAAAGAAACAGTATTAATACCACTAGTGTTAGTAATACCTGTAGGATTTCCGCTTGATCCAGAACCTTCAAGAGCAGCGTTATCAATAGCAGTTGCCATAGATTGTGCTAAATCATCTCTGATCAAGTTTTCAACATCTAATGAAGATTGAATCATTAGTTGTCTTGTTACATCTGTAAATGCACCTAAAGTTTTAGGTGTCATAGTTACAGAACCGATAACCATTTCTGATTCACCAGCAGCACCACCTTCACTTGAAATGAATTGTGCAGTTGAAGCAGAAGTCTTTTTAGGGATTTTTACATCGCCTGAAAGACCATTTAGGTTAGTAGCCAAAGGCATAACAGATGATGCATTTCTTAGTGCATCAATAAAGTCTGCTGGTCTAAAATCTTGACCAATCAAACCCGCATCATCAGAAGCGTTTAAATCTCTAGTTTTCCAGTTACTTAAAACTTCTGGTGGAAGCATAATACCTTGTGCAGTTCTGCCATAGTGTTTAGCAGCTTCTTCAGAACAAGCAAATTCAAATTCTGCTGCTCTTTGTGCTTGTTTGTCAGTTGGATTAGCTAAAGCATTTATAGCTTTTAAAACTGAGAACTGACGAACTTCTTTTTTAGACATACCGATGTCACCAGTTTCTAAAGGCTTGTCGTTAGAAATATTATCTAACAATACACCTCTAAATTCTTCGACTGATATGCCATCTTGAATAGCCTTGTCAGCTAGATCACGCCTGTTGTGTTTTGCAGCAAGATCAAGAATTTCTTTTGAATTTCTTTGAAATTGTTCTCTGGCTTCAGCAACAGATTTTTCTCTAACTTCATCAAGGTTTATTTCATTTTTGACTTCTTCTGTCATTGTTTTTACCTCTATATTAGAAAGTTTGTTTTTAGAACGACCAATACCAACTGCTTTTGATTGATCTGCCGGCACGCTAACTACCGATACCTCGAGCGGAGTATGATTGACCCTAAATGTAGGTTTATCATCCTCTTTTGATTTTACTCGTTCCATTTTGTTTATCTTATATCCGACACTAATATTCTGACGAATACCATCTCGGACATCATTAAATATTTCTTCTGCTAGTTCGCTTCGACCAAAACGAACAATAGCCACCGCCCTTTTTTCAGAAGAATTTAATTTATATTGTTCGACCACTCCAATCTGTTTAGTCATATCGTGATCTAACAATAAAGGTGATCTGCCACTAGCAATAAAACTAGTATTTATATCACCTTCAGAATGAGATAAGACTTCCATTCCAAATTCCCTTTCTACAGGTTCTTCAGAACTAACACCTATTCTCACCCTTCTATTTTCTTCATCGATGTGATGCGACCTAAGATCAACAGTACGATAGACAATATCCTCTGCATCTGATCTGTCTTTGTCTTTATCTTTTTCTTCATCTTCATCGTGATAAGGTCTGGATTCCATTTCATCTTCTTCATCCATTCCCATTTCTTCTTCCATACCACCATGTTTAGCAAACTCAATGATAAAACTATCATCGGATTCTTCAACATTTATGATATGTCTTTCATCTTTGTTTTTCATCGCTTTTTCCTCTTTGTCTTTTGATGATAAAGGATGTGATTCAGGGAGTAAATCAGTATCGTGTTTACCGCCCTGAAATCTTCCATTCCGCAATGCGAAAAGGAAACTATTTACTCTTGCATACGCCCATTGTTCAGGTGAACTGACATTAGGTCTAACTGAAGCTGGATTAGTTTTATATGCACCAATCCCTCTTTCAAATACTGCAAGAAGTGTTCTGTAAGTTGTTCTTTTAGAAGCCACATTACCGACTTCTTCGTTATGCTCTTCTACTTTTTTTCTCAGTCCTTCTTCGACTGCATTTGATACTTGTCTATCCTGTTGTGCCTGACTTGCTGAACCAGATTCCTTTTGTTCAACATATTTGATAGCTTCTAAAACAACATCTTTCATTTTTTGTTCACCAAGTGTTCCAATGATCCCCCATTTCATCTGAGCAATAATTCCGCCAATATTTGATGGTCTACCAGCTTTGTCACCTGACTTGAATTGTGAACCATCGCCAAAATGTCTAGCTGCCCATGCTTCTCTTTCTTTGATCCAACTGATAACACCATCAGTCATTTCTCCATTTCTAGCTTTAGTCCAAAGATTAAATGCTTCACTACCTCTGATGTTGCCACCAGCCTTGTAGATATCAGGATCGTTTTCTTTGACACCAGCAATAAAATCATAATCAAACTGCGGATAGTTTGAGTTTCGTAAGCTGATTTTTTTATCTTCATCTTTTGTTGGAAAATCAGTTGCCATCATCTCCACCTTGTATTTCTGCTTCAACAGGCATTTTCATCCCATAAGGTTGATAAGCAGTTTTGATTCCATATTGTTCTGCTAATGCAGTTTCTCTTTCATGTTGTTCAAACAGTTCTTCAACATCTCTACCATAGTTAGCTTGAACATCTGAGAAAGTTACGACCCCAGCTTGTAAACCATTGATAGATGCCATCATTTCTTTTTGTGGATCAACCCATGAAAAACTTCTAGGAATAAAATTAGCTGCTAATGCAAACTTATCGTATCTGCTAATTGGTAATGGTTGATTCGTTGAAGGTGATGTAGATATTGCACCTGACGATATAGCCATCTCTAGCCACTTCTCAAATACCGGTCTAACAAAATGATCTATTGTGAATCTTTGATATAACCTATACATCTCACGATCCTCTAAAGCACCAGCACGAAGAGATGAATAATTAACTGAACTCAAATCGTTAGTCAAAGCATGATAAGAAATATTCAATCCTGATGCTATGCTTCTCAATACTTGAGTTGAAAAAGGTTCAAAAGCTGATGTTGGATGTGTAGGTGAAAATTCTTTGAAGTCCATACCATTCGGAAGCTGTTCAAAAGTACCAGCTTCAGCGTTCATAATCGGAACGTATTCTTCATCTTCACCATCGCCAACATATTGGTCGCCATCGCTAGAAACAAAAAATCCCATCTTACTTGCAGCAGTCCTAGCTGCTACAATTTCTGCTTCTAAATAACCATTTAATAATTTTATGTTTGGCATTGCAGTTGCAGTTAATGGCACTCCTCTATTTTGTTCTGGTCTTTGCGGAATGTAAGCATGAATCATTTCATCAGCATTTACTCTGATGTGTTGTTGTGTATGTTGAAAAGTATTATCGAAAGGATGATTTTTATATAAATAGTAGGCTACTGGTTTTTGACTTGAATCAACTTCAACACCCATTTTGATTTTGTTACCATTGCCTTTTGCTTCTTCGTTTTTCTTTTCGTCTAAATGATCTGCTTCCAAAAATTCTATCTTGTAACCAAAATCTGAATCTCTTGATTTGACATGACGAATTAAAACTTCACCATCTCTGCATAAAGATTCAACAAATAATTTTTGACAATCTATAAACGTCAATCTGCCATTAGTTGTGCATTGTCCAAGTTTGCACCAGTTTCGCCATTGTTGCTCTATGATTCTATTTGCAACTAAATCCAAAGAACCATCATCGTTTCTTGCTTTCATTGAAAGTCTTATACCATTTGAACCGACTATGTTGCTTTGCATAAGATTCAAATATCTTTGGACATAAGAATCGTTCCTAGCTAAATCTCTCGATCTATCTCTTAGCAGTCTTAGTTGATCTTTTATTTCTGCATCAGCAGATGTAGATGTTTGCATAAAGTCAGAAAATATTCTGCCTGTATTCGCACCATTGTATTTTCTATATCGTGACAATGATCTTTTTTTTGTTCTTCTTCTGAATCTATCGTACCAAGCCATTAGAATTTAACTCCGATTGTATTGCCTGATCTTTGTTTATTTTTGATCCTAGCTTCTTTTATTTCTCTAAGATATTCAGCTTTGTATCTATTTTTCAAAGTCAGTAATTCATCAATTGACATTCTTGACAATGATCTTCCAGCAATAGAAAAAGATGATTGATCTACACTTGCTCTATTTTCTATGACTGCTTGAACCGCATCTAAAACTTTTTTTGCATGACTTCGTAAGTCTGCATTAGTGTTTGCAAAATTTTTGACTATGGTTGTTCTGCCTTCGTCAACTGATACTCTTTCATTATCAGATGATCTAGTAATAAAGGCATACCATTTAAAATCACCATCTGGCAAAGATGCAGTAGTACTTGAAGCTATTTCTACTAAATAAGAATCATCTGCTTCTGTAGCAGCTATTGTAAATTTATGTGAACCGCTACCACCAGAATCTTCGTGAAATTCATAACTGAGTGCAAAAGAAGCTAATGGATAATCTGAAACAAGATCATCCCTTCGCCATACCCAGCGATCACCAATCACTAATTCATCAGGTTCTTGTGTAGGGTAATTGCTACGCTCAAATTGATTTGCCATAAGAAATAGATTTTTAATGACTATTATAAATCAAAAAGCAATAAATCTTTTAAATAAATATTATCTCCAAGAATTAACCCAGTTTGGATTTCTTCTGTTTCTGTTCAGTTTTCTTTTTTTCTGTATTGGTTTCTGATCTGTAGCTTTATTTTTCAAACTTTCTAAATCAGGATTCAAGATATAAAAACCAGCAATGTTATAAACCCAAGTATCTAAAACTTCGTTTCTTTCTCTGATCTGTTTCCATTCCATTCGCTTTTGTCCTTTATAATATTTGATGATTCTTTTCTCTGCTGTTAGCTGTCTAAAATATTCTTCATCAACATCGGCTGGAAAATGAATGTAACCAGATTTAACTTCGTCAATATTGAGCCATGAAAATAAAGTGTCTTTTGCAGAATCTGTACCTACTGGGAAAAGTTGCACTCTTTGTTTACCTGATTGTGTTGGTCTGTTTGCTATAGGTTTCCCATGTTGACTCTGCCCTTTGATTGCAAAAATTCTTCTTCCTTGTCGTTGTTTGCAGAAAGCATAAACATTCTGAGTAGCATAACCTGAGTCAATACAGGTTATAGATATCTTAATAGTTCTGCCATCTTCTGTTTTGAATGACGATTTCAAATATTCATCTAGTTCATTCCAAACTTGTAACTGGTTTGGATCACCAAATATTATTTGGTAGTCCACAACATACATTTGATTTTCTGCCGACCAACCGACAACTTGCGATTCAATACGATCTGACTGCACATCAATACCGCAAGTAAGTAAGACTACTGGTTCAGGTATAGATTGTGCATCGTAGTTTTCTCTGCGATTTAGTAATGAATCACTTTCTATTTCTTCAGCGTCAGATTGCCAAACCTGACCGAGTGAAGTATTTACAAAAACTCTCAACTGATCTGGATGTTCTTTTGCATTGAGAAATGATTCAACGACTTCTGACCATGTTCGCCAAACTGAATATAGTTCATTAAGATGGAAACCAGCAGTCTTATAAGTTTCTTCTTCTGCAATCCACTCACCATTTCTAATCATCCAGATTTTATCTTTTTCTTCTATTACTGATCCACAATGTATGCAGACCATATGTGCATCTTTAGCTTCATCCCATTTTACATTTGCCCATTCTAGTTTTTGTTTTTTCTTACAATGCGGACAAGGTACATTAAAATATCTTTTATCTGATTCTTCCCAAGCATCTTGAATTCTTGAAGCACCATCTATCGTTGGCGTTGAAGTCATTATGATTTTACGATTTGCAAAAGTCGCAGTTCTTTTTGTTGCGAGTGATACAGCGTCACCCTCTGATGTAGTTTCATATCTATCAACTTCATCAAGCAGAACAATTCTGCAAGGTCGAGATGCTAATGAAGCTGGTGAGTTTGATCCAGTCATTACTACGAAACCACCAGCAAACGATTTAGACAATATTGTATTTCCTGAATCTCTAGCTTTAGAGTCTTTGATCTTGCCTTTTAAAGATTCAGAAGCAGAAATCATTTTTGAGAATCTTTGAGTACTCCATGATCTTGCCATTTCTAAAGTTGGCATAACTACTAACATAGGTGCTGGATCGTGGGCAATGTGATAACCAATTATGTTGTTGATCATCTCTGTCTTACCAACTTGCGATGAACTCATTATGACAATTCGTTCTAGTCTACGATCATTGACCGCATCCATCATACCTCTTTGATATTCTGCTCTGCTGGTTTTCCATTGACCAGCTTCCGCAGACGATTCGCTAGTCAGAACTCTGTATTTGTCAGACCATTCACTAACCTTTAGCTTCTCTGGTGCTTTGAATGTCGCTATCGACTCGTTCCAGATTGATTTCAGTTGTTTCTGGTATGGGTTCTTTTGCAAGTTCATTTAGTGCTTCATGTATTTCATCATTTATTAAATCTTCTATTTCACCATATTCTGTCTTTCCTATAACTTGATGAGTAATTTTTGCAGCTATATTTAATAGTTTTGATCTGCAATTGGCAATCATATCTTGCCAAAGATCAATGACATCATCAGTATCTATTAGCTTTCCTGACAGTTCAGCGACTTCTAGTTCTTTATGATCTGCTTGATTTTTTACTAATCTTAGCTTTTCTTCTGAAATATCGCCTGAACCTGTTTTTAAATGCAATCTTGCTTTAGATCGTAGGTAATTTATATAAGCAATACGACAATGATCTTTATTCATACCTTCTTTGCCTTTTGCTTGTGGTAAAACACCATTTTTGACTAAAGTTGACACATAAGGTCTGGATAAATCTAAATATTCAGCTATTTCTTTCTGAGTAGCCATTTATCTGCCTTGTCCTCTGTATTTCTTATATTGTTTACGCTTATGTTTGTTTCTAGGGTATGAATTACGACTAGAACCAATAGATGTTCTTTTATTTTTACGCTTTTGCGGATCAATTATTATGATAGTTTTTTTGACTGCCATTTGGTTATATTACACTCAATTTTTATAACCTGTATCTAAAAAAATACTGCGCTC